ACTGCTCTGGCGTCATGCGCGGCTGAGTCGGCTGTGAGATGTTGGCACTAGTGACGGTGGTAGCAAGTGTCATGGGATTACCTCAGATGTTCGCGCCACGAAACGGCGCATCGTCAATTTGTGGCGCGGGTCATGGACCGTCGACCTTACGCTCAGCCCAGCGCCTGCCGAGCTGACGAGCCTGCTCAACCCCAAGCACGCCGACAAAGCCAGCGGTGGCGAACGACCAGGCAATGCTCAAGCCGAACTCCTTCACGGTCAGCCCTACCACCATCACGATCAGCGCACCGAGCGTGGCCTCGATCAATTGGCGAACAGGGCGCGTTTCCTGGCCGTCGTACTGGATCCGTAACCAGGTCAAGGCGAACGTCAGGCCCATCGCCAGGCCGTTCTCTCTCAGGGCTGTCACTACAAGCACCCAAAAGGATGGGTCTTTCTCTGGCATATGGGCCATCTCGATTCCTCCCGTTGCGGGGAGCGCAAAAAGAAACCCGCTGAAGGCGGGTCATGGTGTGACTCAGGATCGGTGAAGAATCCCGCCAGGCTGAAGCTCTTCGCGGAGCAAGCGCCGCACGTCCTTTTCCAGGCCAGGGCCGAGCTTCAGCTCGCTTGCAACGATGCTGGCATCAATTCCGACACCAGCGACGTAGAAGCGGCCCTCATTATCCAAGTCCACCTTTACGCTGTAAGGGCTTGGCCCAACGGCAGCGCTTTCGACTGTCGCCTTGGTGATGAACGCTCGGGCATCAACAACGAAAGGCTTTTCACCCTGGCTGTCACGCTTAACGACCTCCAGCTGGCCGGCGCCGGCTGCACGCAGAACTTCCTGCACGTCACGGATCGCTCTGGCCGACTCACCGTAGAAAGTGACGCCACCCAAGATTAGCGACTCCACCGGCTTGCTCGAGGAGGCCTCCAGCTTTGGGTCCTCCGCACTGACGACGCGGGTGGTCAGAAAGGAGGTGGCCGAGGTATCTGCACGATGGTCCTGCAAGTTACAAGTGAGCACCCCGATGCGACTGGCCAGGGCATCGTCCGCACTGACCCTGGCGCTAGCCTCGCTGGTAATCGCGCCGGTGATCGCATGGACAGGAGAGGAAATGGCGTGCCCCTGAGCAGCAGTCGGCGCGCCCCGGGCCGCGACCTGACTTCCGCCTGCGACAACCTGGGCTTCGCAGGCGGTGACGCGGGATGCAAGCTCTGAAACGAAAGAGGCTTCTGCTTTGCTCGAGACCATCATCTGCAGAGTGACGCTAAAGCCGTGCAGCGCTTCGATGCTGGAGCGCATTGACGCGATGGCTTCTTTGGTTTCGGACATTTGCTGACTCCAGATACGAAAAAGGCCCGCCGTTATGGCGAGCCCTTGGATACGTGAAAAGGTGGCCCCGTGCTATCGTCGAGCTTCCACACAAGACGTTTCACAGAGCTAAAAACGATGAAGGTAACCCTCAAGTGCGCCAAGTGCGGCAGTGACAAGTTCGAGGTTCCGGCTAGGCCGAACGACAACTCGAAGGTCACCTGCGGCAAGTGCGGCGCTGTCGAGACTTACGGAAAGCTCATGAAGGCTGTGGGTGACAAGGTCACGAAAGACCTGGAGCGGCAGCTCGGGAAACTGTTCAAGTGACTTGAGCGTTTCGCCCAGAGGGCGCAGGAAGTCAGCGGCGCCCTCAACCTCAACGTCGAGCTGTAGCTTTTCCATACAGCCTCCAGATACGAAAAAGCCCCGGCAGATACCGAGGCTTGGAATGGGTGCGGAGGGCCGGTGCATACCCGGCTTGGTGGCCTGGATCGCTGGGTCACATACCCCAGACTCTCATCGCGTAGCCGATCAGGGAGCGCACGGCTTTGATCGACGCCACTACCGACTTAGTCCAGCTGCCTGAGCGTGTCATCCGCACAAAAAAGCCCGCACAGGGCGGGCAAAGAGGGATCGTGCTTTTTTAAATCTGGTGGCTGTAGAACAGCGAGTACGACTCGATACCGTCGTTGGGCTGCTTAATGCCAGCGTTGGAGTAGTGAATCGCTCGGATGCCAACCTTCTGCGTCTCGCCGATCTTCAAGCCCGCACCGATGCGGTCTTCGAAGTTGAAGGCCGAACCAAAGTCCTGGTCACCTGCGGAGGTACCAGAGAAGACCGCCAGGCCGATGCCAGCCTCAACGAATGGCTTCACGTTACCGCTACCGAACTCGTAAACGAAAACTGGCGCAAAGGACAGCGAGTGAGCCCCACCTGAAGCATCGCCTGCTTCCCAGTAGGTGTAGCCAGCATCCCAATAACCGGTGAGACGGCCAGTACTGGATTCAAACCAGCTTTTGTCCCAGTTAAAGCCAATGCCGACGCGCGCTGTAAGACCACCTTGGCCTGTCGCGCCAAGCGCTCCGGATAGCTCAGCCGCTCCGGCGGACGCAGCGAAAAGGGAAAGCGCCACAACGGCGAGAACGTTTTTCATACTCACGGTCTTCCATATTATTGAGTAGCAACCTATCAGAATCATAGCGCTATCAAATCGTTCCCTCATACAAGAAAAATGCTTTTTCTGGAGGGCTACCTGAATCGAAGCCCCTCAAAAACACAAAACCCCGACACGATGGCCGGGGTTTCCCTGTGTCGCGTTGCTTGCAAGCTGGACACGCTGCTATGAAAACAGGTGTTTATCCGGCATGAAAGAACTTTTTAAGCCGCCTCGCTGATTCCGTGCAGGTAGCCATCGATGAAGCCGACCCCACCCTTGACGATCTCCCTCGCTGACCGTTCTGACATTCCCGCTGATTCGCCAAGTCGCACCATGGTCCACTTCGAACCGAAGTAGAGCCAGACGAAGTCACCCATTTGCTGGTTGCGCTTTGTCAGCTTGGCCACTGCTGAGTCAATCGCCAGCGCATCGTCGTCGGTGAGGCTGTACTTGCATCCGCCCGCCGCCTCTGCCGCCGTGATCGACGGCGATACGTAACGGGGCACACCCATCCCATCCATCCGCCAGCTGCCCCATTGCTCGAGCAGCCATTCGGTATCGCCCAGCGGCTTGTCCACGTAGGTTCTTTTCTTCACGCTGCTTTCCTCGGATCTGGATCACTCAAACCAAACAGGTCGCGCAGCAACCGATCGGCAGGTTTGTTCTTGGCGTTGCCTTCGATCAGCCAGCGCTGGCCGAAGTCGTGGAAGCCGATCTGCGCACGATTGCCGTGCCAACTGGCGACCATGTCCAGCAGGTAGGCCAGTGCGGTTGGTCCGCCCACTTTCACCTCGGCCAGTTCTGCGCCGGCAATTTTCAGGAAGCGGCGCTCCAAGTCGCTCATGCTCTTGCTCGGCAGTGCCGCAGTTACGTTGCTCATCGAGCGACTCCTTGGGCCACACGGGCCTCGGCAATTCGCACATAGCCCAAGAACTGGTCGGCGGGCAGCGACTCCTTGATCACATCGAGGATGACCCGGTCCATGTTCTGCTGGGCGTGCGCCTTGGCCTCCTTGCGCAACTGGCCGCATCGGTACAGCAGGCGGGTGCGGTCATGGTTGATGTGCTTGAGCGCAGCCTTTGCTCGGTTGTACCAGCTGCGGTCGTATGGACGCCCCTGAACAGCGCCCTCTTGCGCCTGGCTCAGCGCCAGCTCCAGCCGAATTGCGTCACTCACCAGCTGCTCGTGCAGGGCTTCGCAGGCCTCAAGGGTTTCCGGCAGCTCGCGGGGCCCCACAAGCCGTGGATGCGCTTCTGCGAGTTTCGGGGCATTGCCAGTGGCAACAGGCTGGTCGGCGCCGGCTCGCTTGGTCACAGTCACCGAGACAACCGGGTTTGCAGGATTGCGGGCTGGCGGCTTGTGGCCTGGCCACAGATCAGAAAGTTTCATGGTGCTTGCTCCCCTTACGGTGTTTGGAGAAATTCACGACGCGGCCCATCTCGACCTCGTCGTCAGGCGGGAGGCGGTTGCCGGCGAAGTTGACGAAGCGGGCGTACTGCCCTTGGCGCTGGACTAGGCACGAGCCCTGCGGGGCCTGGCGCCCCTTGTCGAGGATCAGCTCGGTGACACCCTGCTCACCCGCTTCCGACTCTGGGTCGTGGTGGACCAGGATCACGGCGTCGGCGTCCTGTTCGATCTGGCCGGAGTCGCGCAGGTCGCTGGCTTGTGGCTTCTTGCCGGGGCGGCTCGCCGGGTTTCGGTTGAGCTGCGCCAGCACCAGCACCGGAACGCTCAGTTCCTTGGCCAAGTTCTTCAGGGCAATGGATATCTTGGCCACAGCGTCGGTACGGCTCTGGTTCTTGCCTTCGGTGCCCACCAGGCCCAGGTAGTCGATCATCAGGATGTCGAGGCCCTGCTCGCGTTGAAGCCGCCTGGCATCTGACCGGATAGCGCTCATGGTCAAGCCGGGCGTGTCGTTCAGGTACAGCTGAGCAGACTCGATCTTGCTGCCGGCCGTCCCAATGCGCTGCCATTCGTCCTCATCCAGGCTCTTGACCTCCTCCATCCGGCGCAGGTCAATACCGCCCTGAGAGGCGATGGTGCGGACGGTCAACTCCTTCTCGTCCATCTCCAAGCTGAAGATCAGGCCCACACCAGCACCACGGATTGCGATGTGGTTGACGATCTGAAGGCCCAGCATGGTCTTGCCGCTGCCAGGGCGACCGGCGATCACCACCATGCTCTTGGGGCGAAGGAAGCCGATCAGCTTGTCCAGGTCGACCAGGCCGGTCGAGAGCTTCGGTGGAGCGCGGTCATCCAGCACTTCCTGCATACCGTCGAATACCTTGGGCAGCACCTCGGCCATTCGCTTGTACCCGGCCTTGCCAGAACTCTGTAGATCGCGCAGGTCGGCCATGGACTGCTGGGCTTGCGCGATGATCTCGTCTGGCACCAAGCCGCTTGCCACCGACGCCTCTGCCGAATGGCCAATGCCGATCACCTGACGGATCACCGCCCACTGCTTGACCTGCTTTGCATAGGTCATGACGTTGGCCACCGAGGGCACGTCGCGACTCAGCTCTGCCGCATAGGCCAGCGTGCTCTTGCCGCTCGGGAGAACACGCTGCACGTCACCCACCGTTACCGCATCCACCGGTATGCCGCGCTCACGGCAGTCCCGGATCACGTCGAACAGCGCCGCATGGTCGTCGTACAGGAAGTCGCCACTGGCCATCTGGCCAACGATGTCGTCCGCCAGGGCGTGGTTGCCATCCAGCGAGGCGATCATGATGGCGCCCAGGACGCCCTGCTCGGCCTCGGGGTAACCCATCACCAGTTCGCGACTCATGCTTCACCCCGCGCAGACGACCAGGTGAACAGAACTGCAGGCCCGCCAGCATCAGTCAGTCGGTCGACAGCACGGTCTCCCAGGCACTTGCGCAGGCCGGCTAGGCCCAGGTTGGAGATCACGATGGTCGGCATCAGCTGCCGGTACCGGGAATCTATCACCTCGAACAGCACCTGCCGCTCGAAGTCGCTGCCATGCTGAACACCAACCTCATCGATCACCAGCAGGTCCGGCGCCAGCAGGCAGGCATACACATCGCGCTCGGTCTGCTCGGACTTCTTGTCAAAGGTCATCTTGATGTCGCGGATGATCTCGATCGCCATGGTGTAGCGCGCTGACGCTCCATAGCTGCGGATCACCTGCTGGGCAATGGCACAGCCCAGGTGCGACTTTCCTGTGCCTACGTCGCCCAACAGCATCATCGAGCGGCCCAGTTCCCAGTTTCGCTCGAACCCATGCACGTAGTCGCGGCACTCAGTCAGCGCCACGGCCTGCCCTTCGGTTTCGGCGCGGTAGGTGTCCAGGGTGGCACCGCGGAAGCGCAGCGGGATATCAGACGCCATCAGGCTGACGTTCATCGCCCAGTCACGTCGCAAAGCTTGCGCCGGCTTGCGGACAGCTTCGTTGGCAGAGTGCAGTGCGTCGAATTGGCAGCGAGTGCAGCCCTGCCAGAAGTGTTCGCCCGAGAACGACTCAATCAGTTCGTCAGTGAAGTCGCCGTGCACGCGGCACTGGCCAGGTTTGAATTCCAGAGTCTTTGGCGTGGTCATGATCTTGCTACCCGGTAAGTACCGTTGGGCTGGCGTACCAGGCCTTCGGTGTGGTCAATCTTGTCGAGGTCGGTGTGGTGCGATTGGCCCTGCGCAGGGCTGGCGCGCGGATTGACACTGACCCTTTGGTTGCGCACCCAGTTACGCCAGGTCGCATCCCAGTTGAGCTTGGTGGCGTCCTTACCGGTCTTGGAGATCCAGAAGTCTTTGAACGAGTCAGCCATGGCCTTGATCATTCGGTCATCAAGCTCCGGCCTTTCCGCTTTCGCCCATGCAGCCAGTTCTGGAGATAGAACCCAGTCATCAGGCAGGCGAGTACCGCGCTTTCGGCCATCCTGCTTTGGCTCAACCTGGCCAGGCGGCGCGCCAGCGGCGCACTGCTCTTGATCTTCTGGTTCTTGGTTAATGGTTAGTGGTTCTTGGTTAAGGTTATGTTTGGGTTCGTCTTGGGAACCGCTTGGGTTTTCAACGGGTTTCTTTGGCCTCCCGCCACGGCTCCCGTTCTCACGATTTGCAGTCGCTTTCGCGTGGTACTT